GGAAGCCGTTCATGTTTCCCACGACCCAGTCGCACATCTGCGCGTACAGCGCCCGGTTGATCTCGATGTCCTCGTCTGTCTTGAGATACGGCATGAGGTCCGCGGCCTTGAGGCACCGGAGCTTCGGCACGATCCCAAGCGTGGTCACGATGTTGTCCGCGGCCAGGATCAGCGCACCGCTGAGTGCCTGCTTGCTGGTAAACGCCGTCAGATCCTTGTAGAAGCTGTTGTACACCTCCTCGACGAGGTCGCGGTTCTGCATGACCCACTCAACGAACATCCTGCCGGCGAATCCGAAGTTATGCGAAAGCTTCGCCGCCAGCGCGTGGCCGTCCTCCGTCAGAGGCTGATTGACCTCGACCTCGATCGCGCGGTTCTTCGCGCCGGCAGCTGCGGTGTCGCGGATCAGCGGCGTCTCGCCGGAGGTGAGGATGCAGTTGTGCCAGGTGGGCGTGCGTTCGACGCCTCCTGTCCGGGTCCCCCTTGTCCGCCCGATGCCCTCCGCCAGCTTGTAAGGGTCGTAGACCACCTGGCCGCGCCAGTCCTTGGAGATCTGCAGCTCGTCGATGATCAGCGGAAGGTTCTGCAGGAATTCCGCGATCCGCTCGTGGCCGACGGCGGTCGAGTTGAACGTCTGGATGTACCGCCCGGGCGCCGGATCCGCCCAGACGGAGGCGGCTCCCATCAGCGCCAGCGTCTTTCCGGTCCCGCTTTTCGTCCCCCAGAGATGCACGAAGAACGGCAGGCACTTGAGCGGCTTCACCAGCGCCGACGCGAACGACGCGTCCAGCGCGAGCCTGCCGGGGAGCGTCATGCATAATTCCAGCGCGGCGTGCTGCCATTCCTCGAAGGATCCCTCCGCCCTGATCGACCGGAACATCGGCGCGAAGGCCGCGTCCCCGTCGAAGGCGATGTCGTCCGCGTAGGGCAGGAAGCAGCTGTCGCCGTCCGCGTATCCCATGCGGCCGCAGCTGCGTACCTCCGGGATCCTGTCAAGGTTCAGGTTCTCCAGGGCGGAAAGGTAGCGTACCACCTCCCCGGCCCTGCTCTGCGGCACGTCGATGTCACTGTCGGCCAGCTTCACGACGTTCGCGTTCGTGTTGATCGTTCCCCTGTTCACGATGATCCGTCTCCATTTCCTGCCCTTCCGCCGGTACGCGAGCTCCAGCTTCGTCTCGCCCGTGTCGATGTTCACCATCCTGCGGGCGATCGTCAGCGGGTGCGCGATCACGGTGACCGGAAGGGCGTTCCTGTTGGTCGGGATCCGCTCGACGGATCCGTCGTCCTTGCTGATGTAGTCCGCGCCGAGGTCCAGCTCGAGCGGCTGTCCGTCAAACTCCGTCCGGTTTGGGAGTGATGCCTGCCCGTTCATATTCCGCCAGCCTTTCGTCGATCCGGTCCGCCAGCCGCAGCATGTCCTCGCGCTCCGTCAGGATGGAGCACAGCGTCTCCGTCCAGTCCGTGAAGCATTCCGCCAGGGATGTGAGGAACCGCGCGCGGTCGACCGCCTTGATCCATTGCGCGTGCAGCTCCGTGCAGCGCTGCTCGTGGATCCTGCGGAGCTTCGCCCGGTCCGCCTGCGCGCGCCTGTCCGCGGGGCTCATGCCCTCCTCGATGCCGGCGATCCCCGCGGCGACCTTCACCGCCTCGCCGAACGTGCCGCCCTCCATCCGCTGGATGAAACGCAGCGCGTCCCCGCCCTCGTGGCAGACGAAGCAGAAGTATCCGCGGTCGCCCGGGTAGATCTTCATCGAGGGGTGCCGGTCGTGGTGGAAGGGGCAGGCCGCGAAGCCCGCCCGGTCCACCGCGATCCCGTAGTGCGAGAGCGCGTCCCGCATGCTGACCGTGTTCCGGATCCTGTCCAGGTCGTACATGGCTTCGGCCTCAGAACGGGATGTCGTCCGCGGAGATGTCCGTGAACGCGCCGCCCTGCGCCGCAGCCGGCCTGTCGGAATCCTTCAGCTTCTTCACGGGCGGGACCTTGAAATCCCCGCTCCGGATCGCGTCGGTCGGAAGGCAGCGCATCAGCTTCAGGCCGGTCTTGACGGACCCGTCCTGGCCGATGAATTCCTCCTCGCCGAGCACCGCGCCGAAGATCTTCCCGGGCAGGTTCTTTTCGTTCCAGTCCCACGTATAGCCCATGTTCTCCGGGCTCTTCTCCAGCGCCTCCGTGAAGCTCTTGAACATCCCGACCGCCTTGCCCTTGTAGGAGCGGTACGTCTTCCCGAGCGTCGGCCAGGTGCCGAACTTCCCGTAGGTCGCGGAGCAGTACCCCGCGTGCTCGCCCTCGGCGATATCGAACTCCACCAGCAGGTATTCCTTTTCCGGCACGTCGGTCGCCTTCGTGATCTGCACCACGTATCCTCCGGCCTCCGGGCGCTGTCCGCCCTCGTCGCTCGCCTTCACGTTCTCAAAATCGCTGATCGGTCTCATCGTTTATTCTCCCTTCTGATCGTTCTGCTTCTGTTCCTTTTCGGCTTTCGCCTGCGCGGCCTTCTCCTGCATCCGCTGCGCCGTGCTGACGGTCGGCTTCTTGGGCGCCGGCATCCCGTAATACTCGCGGATCGTCGCGTCCACCGCTGCGAGGTCGTTCTCGATCAGCTCGGATCCGAACATCCCCATGGGCGACTTGACCGTGTCCTGGCCGCTGTTCCGGGTCGAGAAGTAATACTTCCCGTCCTGCACGACCGTCTTCAGTACGATCGTGAACAGGCCCTCCAGCGTCACCTTCTCATCCAGCAGACGGCCGATGGTCTTGAACTTCTCGTTCCCGTTGCTGTCCGTGTCGAGGTGCCCGAGGAAGTACACCGTCTTCTCCGCCGGCAGCATCGCGCACAGACGGATCAGCCCGAAGAAGTTCACCGCCATGTCCGTGTACTTCTGGTAGCCGGAGATCTTCGCCGTCCGCATGTACTCGTCCACCATCAGGTAGCTCGCGTCGTCGATCACGATCACATCGCGGTCCGTCGTCCTGACCGCCTCGATGATCTTCGCGTAGTCGTCCGTGTTCCAGGTCTTCAGCGGTCCGCGGAACGGCATGGGTTTGCCGCTCACGTTGATCACCGCCGCCTTCTCCGGGTCAAGGTTCCTGAGGGAGGCGGATTTCCCGGTCCCGCTCTGCCCCATGATCATGGTTACGATCGCCATTTCGTTTTCCTCCTGTTTAGTGTGATTGAACTATTTGATCTGGATATTTATGCGTTCTTCCAGGACGGCGCCGGAGATCTGCACGCCTTTTTTCAGATCCGCCAGGAGCGACTTCCTGTCCGGCTTCACTTCCACCTTCGTGACCGTGTAATTCGGGTGCGCGGCGCAGAAGGCCGGCTCGTCCTCGATCGCCGCCGCCATGGACTTCCTCCAGCTGACGGACAGCCGCGGCGTGGAAAACTTCTCGCCCTGCAGCACCAGCGAGAGGTACTGCTCCAGGCGGTCGGCCTTGTTCTCCGCGGCCTTTGCCCGGTCGGTCAGGCTCCGGGCCTCCTCCTTCACCGCGGACGCCTCCGCGCGCAGGTCCTTGATCCAGAGCCCGATGTTTTCCAGCTTCTTCTCGCGGTCCATCTGCAGCCGCTCGAACTGTTCGAAGTCCGCGATCTCCCCCGTCTCCGGGTCGATCAGCGCGGTGATCCGGGAATCGATCTCGTAAAGCGTCATTTCGTTTGTTCCTCCTTTGGTTGATATCCCTCGCACCCGCCGTCCTTCCCGATCCGGAGGACCGGCAGGTCGAAATTCGTGTAGTCGATGTGCTCCGTGCGCCGGCACTCGCCGCGGGTCTCTCCCCGCCACCGGTCCAGCCATCTGCAGTTGACGTTCGAACAGTAGACGATCATGTTTCCGCGTAGTGCATGACGCACCACTCGCGGACCTCCGCCTCCGACGCGTACCGCCGGAGCTCCTGTGCCGCGATCCTCGACAGCTCCGCGTCGCACTTCATGCACAAGCCGTCGATCAGCGTCTCCCCCCCGCACCGCAGGCAGGTCCCCGCCTCGTCGTGCGTCTTCGCGATCCTGCTGACCCTTACGATCCGCTCCATGGCGTGCCTCCGATCTCGCTGTAGAATTGCACCTTGTGTCCGCTGAAAGATGTGTAGACGTACTCCCCCGGGAGCAGCCTCTCCTTGACCGCCCCGATCAGGTACAGCTGCCAGCGGCGCAGCTCCTCCCGCGCGATGCGGAGATTGGTTTCCGATAGATATGCCCTGGCATCGTAGAACGTGAACTCGCGCCGGATCACCACACTGCCGATCGTCGCGCCGAAGACGCCGAGTCTCTCATCGTCCACGCGGTTGAACACGCACCAGCACAGGAGCCTCTTGTCATCCTCATTGGTAAGCGGGCTCGACCAGAGCAGCCGTGCAAGGATCTCCGCGTCATCCTGATCGACGTCCACCTCGATCCCGGAGGCCGGCGCGGGGACCGGTGTGCACTCGGCTTCGCACCCATCAACGATGCCGAAATACACGGTCTCCGGCTCCCACGCCGGCGGGTCGGCGAGCGCCTCCGTCGCGGGGTGAAAGGACGCAGCTGCCCAGGCTGCGAGCAAAGCCCCCGCGGCGGCCCGGCGGAGGACCGGTGTCATCCCGCCCGCCACGAAGCTTGACCGCGCGGATCCGCGCGTGGTAGAATATCCGCGAGAGATTCCACCATCTTTCATGCTCCCGAAGGCTGTTCCAGCGGCCGAGGGAGCGCTTTTTTTATTCCGCATCCTGTTCGTCCTCCGCGTCCCCGTACCAGTAATCCCGCATCACGATCCCGATCAGCCGGGGCATCCTGTCCGTCTTCGTGTTGAAGACCTCCCCGATCTTCCCGAGGAGCTCGTCGACCTTCTCGTCCGAGTAGCTCGTCTGGATTTGGCAGCACGCGACCGCCGTCGAGACATCGCCGTCGTACTCCCTGATCAGCACCTCGTCCCCCGCCTCGATGTACTCCCGCTTCGGGTTCTCCACGTACACCGGGATCACGTCCTTGTACCGGTCGCGCACCATCAGGTATCCCCTCGTTTTGCTCATGCTTCCGCCTCTCCCTTCCTGTCTGCGACCGCGAGCACCTTCGTCGCGATCGAGTAATTCTTTTCCAGTTTCTGGACCATTCCGTTCAGCGTTTCGATCTGCTTGTCCTTCTCCGCCAGGATCGCCAGCCAGGAGCTGCGCTCCCGGTCGTACCGCTCCGCCGCCGTCCGCTCCGCCTCCCTGACCGCGTTCGCGCGCTCCTCGCGCCGGTTCCGCAGCCACCGTGCGGTGATGTCCGTCCCGAAGATCCCGACCAGGATCACGGTGATCATCAGGACCGTCGTGCAGACCAGCTGCACCATCTGCTGTGCCGTCATGCCGTTTCTTCCCCTCCTATCAGGAATCGCTTCAGTGTCGTGTCGAATCGTTTCGCGAGCCGCAGCAGCTCATGCACCGTGAAGGTCTCCGGCTGCCGCTCCCGCGTCCTCCAGGTCCTCTCACTCATGCCGGCCGTCTCCCAGAGATCCCTGTCCGTGAATCCGAACATCACCTGGTAGTACCGGATGCTCGCGAGCACCTGCCGCCCCTGCTCGATCTGCGTCATGCTTCGCCTCCTTTCTTCTTCCTGCCCGGTCTGTACCGCTGTTTGTGTCTGTACCAGTCGTTCACGCGCTCGAAGGTGTAGTCCATCAGGTCGATCTCGGCGCGCCGCTCCCGCTCTTTCCGTTCCCTCTCACGGCGGTGCTGGTCGATGAGCATCCGCTCCACGAACCGGGCCTTCGTCATCGGGATCAGCATCGGGGGCCTCCTGTGCTATACTCACCGTGAAAGGTGGTGTTCTCTGTGTCGTCTGTCCTCAAGTCGGAGCTCGATCTGCTTCGCCGCATCCGTGACTGTAAGAACGGCATTCTCGAGATCCCTTCCGGTTCCTCCCCGGATTTCTCCGACGATCTCCGGAGCCTTGAACGCGCGAAGCTCGTGGAACTGAAGCTCGATCATCGCAACCATCCCGGAATGGATCTGTACGTCCTAACGCATGCCGGCAAAGAGGCGATAGAGGCGAGTGATGAGGAGGTAAAGCAGCGCGCCGAGCTCAAAAAAAGCAAGGCGCTCGACCGCACGATTCCAGCGATCGTTGGAGCCTTTGTCATGTTCGTCCTTGACCGGCTCCCGCAGATCATCGCGTTCTTCCGCTCGCTCTTTCATCGCTGACCCTCCCTCAGCACCCTGCACACCTTCCGAGCGCACGGACGGATGCAGATCCTCAGCTTCAGCGCGATCGTCCATTTGTCGCCGGCGGGGTTCCCATCCTCGTCGAAGCGCGGCCTGCGCTGCCGGATCACGTCCGCGGAACGGAAGATCGCGGCCGCGAATTGATGCGCCATGTCCCAGCGCGCCAGGTAGTCTTCCCATTCGTACGGCTCGTGGTCGAACTCGCGATACGCGCCCCACTGCTGTTGCACGTATCCGCTCTCGTCCTTACTCATCCCCTCCTCCTTTCTCCCCCTGCCCCGCGGGGTCGCGGGGGTGGGGATTATCCTCTCAAGATACTTTCTGATCAAAAAAAATGGGGCCGGGTTCTTTGATCTCAAGGATACGGATCAGATCATTCACCGTATCGAGACCGAAATTCCCGTCCCGCATTCTCCGATAGAAGGTAGTATCCGAGATACCGACCATCTTTGCCACCTGTTCTTGCGTAAATCCTTTTTTCACGATCTCCGCCTTCAACAGATTGGTGTTCATCGTCTCACCTCACTTTTTATCTTTCTAGGATAATTCTATTATATGCCTGCATTTTATCCTGTCAAGACAATTTTGAAACCTTTTTTCTCATTATTGCAAACTCGTAGGATATTCCTTATAATAGGGGCATCCAAATAAAAGTGGTGATTGCTATGACTGTTGGAGAAAGAATCAGATACTACAGAAAAGAAGCGGGCCTTACGCAACAGGAGGTCGCGGACAAACTCGGCCTCAACGCGCAGGCTATCCATAAATACGAAAAGGGCATCGTCACGAATATCCCCATCAAGAACATCGAAATGATGGCGGCCCTGTTCGGCGTCTCGCCCGAAATGCTGACAGGCTGGGAAGACGAACCCGACACTCCCCGCTCGCCCATCGACACCTACTCCGACGAGATCCTCGCCGAACTCCAGCGCCTGCACGACGATCCGGAGCTCCGCATGCTCCTCTCCGCCGGCTCGAAGCTGTCGAAGGAGGACCTCCAGGTCATGATCGCCCTGGCAAAGCGCATGCACGGCGAGGAATGATGCTCCGGATCCGGAAAAGTGTAGCATGAATCATCTTGACGTTAATCAGATAGTAGAATATACTCAATCTGATGTCTTAAAAGTCATCAAAATAAGGATAGACATCTATGTATAAGATAACCTTGTACTCAACGCCGAAAGGGAATCGGCCGGTTGAAGATTATCTTAAAAAACTCTCGCAGAGGCATAAAAAAGATGAATTCAGCGCGGTCCAGTTATATGTGGCCCGCCTTCAGAAATACGGAAAAGACGTGAATTCATATTATCGGGGTACTATCAAGAATCTCGGAAAAGGCCTTTACGAATTACGACCGAGCGCAACCCGAGTCTTTTTCATTTTCTTCCAGGGGGATGAAATCGTTCTTTTGCATGCCATAGAAAAGAAAAGGCAGGATCTTCCAGATGGCGAAATTGAGAGGGCCCGAAAAGAAAAAGAGGAGTTTATCAGGAGGAACAAAAATGCGGGAAGATAATAGCTTTGAAGTAATGCTGGACCGCATTGCGGCTTTAGGAGAAGAAGAAAAAGAAACTGTTGAAGAAGCGAAAATGATTGCAAATATCATTGAGGCGCTTTCATCGGCACGAATCGAGGCAGGATTTACACAGCGCCAGCTTGCTGAAAGATGCGGTATGAATCAGGCGACTCTTGCCAGAATCGAATCGGTCAAGGTGTCCCCAAGACTGGATACGCTTGTGCATATTGCTTATGTCCTTAAACAGGAAATCTCCATTAAATCAAAAGAGGAAGAGGTATCCAAGGCGAGCCTGGGGACTCTAACGGTGCTGAGCGGCGGGAAAGATCCCTTCAGATGGGCGGATAAAAATCGCAGATCGGGGGTGCAAGTAGATGAACGTGCTTGCTAGCATGACAATCAACACGAAGGAGATCTACGTCAAAAACAACGAGCTTTCCGGCGGGCAGTTCACGGTGGATCCGCGCTTTGTACGAGCTACAAATCTGGAGGGAAACATCGGCCGAACGGAGCTGACAGTAGAGATCCTTGACACCCCGGAGAACAGATTTCCCGTGGATATCCGGGTCACCATGGAAGCGAGATTCGATCTGCAGCAGATCAAGGAGGATCAGAGAGAGAGATTCCTGGAGATCACGGCTGTGCAGCTTCTGTTCCCCTATCTACGCAGTTTGATCTCTTCCATCACGACCAGCGCTCTGATGCCGCCGATCGTCTTCCCGGTCATCGATGTGAACACCCTCGTCAAAGAGGAGAACGGACGCTTTCCGGAAGAAGCACCTAAAAAGAAGTCATCAAAAAAGAAGGATAAACCGGACGCCAAACCTTTACAGTAACTCGATTTGAAGCTGTCCGTTTTACCGGACAGCTATTATTTTACGCTGAACCTATGAAACCCACCGATTCGAACAACGGCGAATACCTCGCCCGCTATGACGTCTACATCCAGTACATGCAGCTGCCCGCCTCCGTGGACGGGTCTGCCACCAGGGTGCGCTGCGAGCCCGTCGCCCTGATCAACGAAGCCCTTCCGGACCGGGAGAAGATCCGCGCCTGCGCGCACGAGATCCGCCACATCCGGAACGGCGACCTCGACCGCGACGCGCCGGTATCGGAACTGGAAAAAGAGTAAAGGAGATCATCATGAAGATCTACACGTTCCCCATTGCGTTCTCGTTCGGCCCCGGCGATTCCTCGGACAGCGAGATCGCGATCCCGCTGGAAGACGAGGAGGCCAGAAGACTGGAAGCGTCCGCGAAAGCGGAGCCGCGCTGGAGGCTGTCGGAAGATCCCGCCTTGGAGGACATCCTCCGGAAGGTCACGGACGCCGCGGTCCGGAGGGAGCGGGAAACGACCGCCTTCCTCTTCCCCGATCCGGAGGAAAGGCGGAGGCAGGACGATCTGATCGAAAGCACGCCGCTGCACGTGAACTATCCGGAGGAACTGCAGTTCATAGAAGAATAAAAGGAGAAACCCATGCCCACAGCACACAAGCTCCCGTCCGGTTCCTGGCGCGTCCAGTACACCGTGAACGGGCAGCGCCGGTCCGTGACCGGCACCACGAAAAAGGAAGCGGAATACAAGGCCCTGCAGGATCAGCTGGAGGTGCGGCACCGTCGTGCCGCCGGCGTCACGGTCGGGGAGGCGGTCGACCAGTACATCGAGTCCCGGTCCGCGGTCCTGTCCCCGTCCACGATCCAGGGCTACGAGAAGATGAGCGCCAAGGACCTGCAGGGCATCCGCCAGATCCCGGTCTCGAAGTTCACATCGACGCAGTACCAGAAGTTCGTGAACACGCTGGCCCGCCGGGTATCCTTCAAGGGGAAGCCGGTCTCGCCGAAATACGTCGCGAACGTGTGCGGGCTGCTGACCGCCGCGATCCGCTCTGTGGATCCGGACGCGGATCTCCGTGCCACGCTGCCGGCGCCGAAGAAGCGCCTGGTCGAGATGCTCTCACCAGAGGCCGTCATTTCCATTGTAACGGGTTCTGCGATCGAGCTGCCCGTACTGCTGGCGATGTGGCTGTCTCTCAGCCTGAGCGAAATACGCGGGCTTACGGTGGACTCCGTGAGGGGCGGCCGCCTGCACGTGGACGGAGCAGTGGTCGACATCGGCGGCGTCCCGGTCCACAAGGAGACCAACAAAGCCTTCGAGCGCACGAGGGAGCTGCCGATCCCGGACCGCATCATGGACCTGATCGAACAGACGGACGCCTGGCGTGCCGGCACGGGATACCTCGTCCCGCTCCGCGGGTGCGCGCTCCACGACCGGTGGATCTCCCTGCAGCGCCGTGCCGGCGTCGAGCATCCGATGACCTTCCATCAGCTCCGCCACCTCTGCGCCTCCGTCATGCTCTCGCTCGGCATCCCGGATACCTACGCCATGACCCGCGGAGGCTGGGCGTCGCGGTATACCCTCAACAATGTTTATCAGCACACCATCGCGAACCGGCAGCCGGGATACGACGATCGTATCAACTCGTTCTTCGAATCACTGTACAAGACCTGATTTTCGTGTGCAAATTCGTGTGCAAATTGGGTGCAAAATACTGCACACGGGGTGCAAAATCTTGCCGAACAGCTCTCCCGCCGACACGCGAAAAAGCCCTAAGAATAAGGAAAAACCCCGATTTCTCGGGGTTCTCCTTTGGCGGGGGCATGTGGGGATCGAACCCAACAAAACTCCCTATTTTATTAGGTTTTCCGTATGTCGTGTGCAGAAATATGTGCACAAAAATATGCAAGGTGCTATTTGATTTCCTGCAAATTGACTACTTGTTTTTCAGAAACTCAAGCACGGTTCGGATCTCCGTGATGTCTTTCCCGATAGCCTCAAAGCGTTTGGCGTATCCGTTATGCTCATCAACTTTTTTCTCGATGGATTCGAGCCTCATCTTGAATTCTTTGTCGCGTTCGGCGCGATCCACAGCATCCTTGATCCTGCCGCTCCGCGTGATCAGAAGATTCGACAGCACAGCGCATACGCCGGTTATAAGCGCAACCAGTACTGCGTCGCTCATTTTTGCTCACCGCCCTTATACTCGATCTCGTTGCTCTCGGCCTCCGGGAGCCCGGCAAGCGCCAGCAAAAACGCCACCACCGCGCCCATCGCGCCGGCAGACAGGGCCGCGATCCAGGATACATCATTGAGCACGACGGCTCCCGTACCTATATAGGCCAGCATCGATTCCGCAAACGTGCGAAGGCAGCGCACCCCGCAGCAGATCCACCACTTCTTATTGAACATATCTTACCCTCCTATTACTTCGGTATATTTACTCTTGCCTGTGATCCAGGCCTCGCCGTCCTTGTAGGCGATCCTGTGCCAACCGGTCTCCGGATCGTCGCCCAGCCACGGGAACCTGTCCTTCTTTTTGCTGACCCCGATGCTCGGATAATCCGTTGAAGGTCCCGTGCGGATGTTCAGCGTACCCTTTGTGAGAACGTAGCCGTGTCCCGGTTCAATTGGATCGTCGTCGTACATGAGCGGCCACCGCCCGAAGCGGTTCCAGCCGTGCTTGCTGATCAGCTCCTCGATCACGCCCACGTCGCGGCCCTTGCAATGGATGACCATGCCGTCCCCCGCGTACAGCCCGACGTGCGTGATGCGGCTGCCGTTGTGTACGAACACGAGGTCGCCCGCCCGGAGGTCCGCCTTCTTCTTGTCCTTGCACTTGCCGTACAGACCGGCAGCGTTCCGCCTGCCGTCGATGAGGCCGCTGAACGCCTTGAATGTCCAGTAGATGAAACCGGAACAATCAAAGCACAGGATCGGATCATAGCCTTTCCCCTTCAGCTTGTAGTATCGCTTCATCACGCGCTGCACGCAGCTCTCCCGGTCGCCCTGCGTTTCCTTGCCGCGCACGAAGGATTCCACGTTCTTCTGCGCGTTCAGGTCCTGCCCGACGCAGCCCCAAACATAGCAGGAGCGGTCGACCTGCGACCGCGCCCTGCTGATCACCTCGCCGCTCCTGTCCACGTCACGCCTCCGATGCCGTATGGTCGAACACGATCTTGTCGATCACGTCCCCGCGCTCGTCGTGGAGCATGACCGTATGCACGTCCACCTGGCTGACGGCGGCATAACTCGCCCGAAGGTGGAACGTGCTTTTCGCCTGGTTCAGATCCGCTTCCGTCGCCGGGGTCACCAGCGCCGTCTGTCCGTTTGTTGTCTGCAATTCCTGGATGATGTACATAATGATTCCTCCTTTTTATCCGAGATCTCCCCAAAGCAGCCACGTATCTGTGTTCTGCTTCTTCAGCCACGCTACGCCGTTCTGCCCCGATATGGTGAACTTCGACCCTAACGAACGAATCTGAACCCCGCTTTGTCCCGCGATCGTCAGCGTGCCTGTATTCCATCTGCAAATCATTATTTCCGTTCCGATCGGGAAATTGTAGTTCGCGTCCTTGGGAATGGTCACCGTTATGGTAGAGCCGGAAGAGCAGTATAACATACAGCCCGCGTGATTCTCGCTAAGGGTCAGACTCGCCGAGATCCAATGCGCAGCACGGCTCGCCTGTGTAGCGACAACCTTTCCGTTTGAATCCAATGTGGCAACGCCGCTCGCAACGCCCTTCTCGCTCGACGGGATCGCCGCACCCGCAAGCAGGTACGCGTCGTTGGCGTAGTCGTATGCGACCTTGGCAGAATTCGCCGTCGCCGCCTTGGTGTCGCTCGTGGAATCCACGCCGTCGTAGAGCTGCACGATGCCCGCGCCGCTCGTCGATGCCGTCGGAAGCGTGATCTCGTCCGTGCCGCCCGCCTCGTGCGTGGCGTGGTGCGCGGTCGGTGTCATGCTCGTCGGTTTGTTCCTGATGTACGAGGGGTCCGTCGGGTCCGCTTCGCCCCAGTCCGACTGGTTTGCGATCTGCAGCTGCTGCACCTCGTGGATCAGCTCCACCAGCACGGGGTAGTCGTCCGTCGCCGCGATCGTTTCGTCGTTCATGATCGCCCTGCGGCAGCGGAACGTGAACTGTGCGGAGGTCACCAGTGTGTTCTGCGGCACGCCGCTGTACACCTGGATCTCGCACTTCATGAGACCCGAAGCCGCCTTGCCCGGCGAGAAGCTGCCTGTCTTCAGCGCGATCGTGATGACGTTGTGGTTCGTCCCGCCGATCGTCACGGAGTTATCCCCGTACTGCCACGCCGCCAAGTACTTGAACACATACGTCCCGTCCTCCGGGATCTTCGCAAGGAACGCGTCGCCGTCCACCGTCGCCGCGCTGATGCCCGTCCCGGATATGCTCGCGCTGCACGCGCCGCCGGTCACCGTAATCGTGACCGTGTCGTTCTCGTCCGGTGTTCCGGTCACGGAAATGCCGTAGTCCGCCAGGATCACATACGCGTCCTCCGTGTCCTGCTCCACCGTCTGCCCTGTCGGAAGTCCGAAGACCGCCAGCACCTTGCAGCTCGACAGGTCCACGGGCGAGCCGTCGTCCGTCAGCGTGATCTCGATCACGTTCCCGTTGTCGCCCTCGACGACCTCCCACTCGTTGCGCTGCGCGGTCGGCTGCTTCATGTCCAAACTGACCTTGAACGTTTTGCCTATTGCGCTCACTTAATCACCTCTTTCTGAAAGGGGACCCGGAGGTCCCCCCATTTTTACAGGTCATTGACGTATACGGGATATTCATCCTCAGACATAGCTTCGAATAGCGTTCCCTGCCCAAATAGCACGGAATAATATATATCTTCTCCATCAACTTCGCTGAAGATGCTAATTATGTCATCAAATGATTCAATAGCGGGGTTTGTTAGCTTGTTATCATATACAACAATGAAAACGCCTCCAACATACGCATCCTTGATTTCTTTCCATGTTTTATCAAGGACCCTAATTCCTTCATCTACCGTCACATTGACGATAAGAACGGAGCCACCTCCTCCGCCGCCGCCACCGCCGCTACCGCCGACGGCCTTTGCCAGCGCAACTACTTCTGCTCTGTTCATGCCAGCACCCCCTTACGACTGCAACGCCGACCACGTCCCGCTTGCGTTGAGCATGTACGCGGGTGCGCCCTCGTCCGCGACCACCGCGATGCTCCCCGGCGCGTACCCCGTCGGCAGGTCGCTCGCGTCCGACGTGCTGTCCATAACGATCGTCACCTGCGGCGCGTCGCCGTCCACGCCCCGCGTTTCCCTGTTCGTGATTGCCCAAGCCATTTTGCTTACCTCTCTCTCTTCATAATGAAGGGAGGGGTGCGCCCCCTCCCCGTCGTTCCTTACAGGCCCAGCGCCTCGAAGTACGCGTTGAGCTTTTCCGCTTCTTCCGAATCCGGGTCGATCTGCCCGAGACGGTCTTCGATCCTGCCGGCGACGAAGTCCTGCCACGGCCCCATGGAGGGATCGTAGTTGTCCTTGCTCTTGCCGGTGCCGATGCCCATGATCTCCATCAGGATGTCGAACTGCTCATCCGTGGTATCCGGGCCGATCGCCGCCGCGAGGCTGCCGAACTTCTCGGCGTTGGAGCTGCCCTTCATGCCGCTCGCGGCTTTGTACGCCGTGGCATTGTCAAAGCCCGCGTCCTTCAGCTCGCCGTACTGGCCGCTCTTCTTGTCACCCAGGATACCGCCTGCGATGTCGTAATCGCTGTCGGTGTATTCCTCGATCGGCTTCTTCCCGCTCAGGATCTCGTACGCCTGCCGCGGATCCGTGCCTTCTTCCACCAGTCCGCGCCACGTCTTCGTCTTGTTTTCGGTCAGCGCGTCATGCTGGTAGTCGTAGCCTTCCGGCGCCATGGAACTGGGTCCGAAGATCAGACCCTTCGCCACATTCCCGGGTGTAGCCGGCGTAGGATACTGCAGTTTCTTCCCGCTCGCGTTGAACTGGCCTCCTCTCTGGAGAGCCAGCGCGCCGCGTGCGGCCTTGCTGATCTGGCCGCCGCCCGGAATGAAGGCGAGAGGCGCTTTCGCGATCGCCACCGCACGGTCCTCCGGAGTCGCATAGCCTTCCCCGCTCGCGATCGCTTTGCCGGCGTTCGTCAATGTGCTGATGGATCCGAGCATCGGGATGCGTCCGCTGTCCGAGAAGAACAGGCTCGAGAACGGGAGGTTGTCCTCCGCCATCTTGCCGAGTCCCTGTCCGACAGCACCTGCCACGGAGCCGAAACTCCGCTCGTCCTCCGGGATGTTCCCGATCGCGCGTCCGATGTCCGTCGCCGTGCCGACCACGTTCCAGCTCTGATCACGTCCGAGCACTCCGCGTGTGAACGCGCCCCAGAGGGAGAGCAGCAGAAGGTATGCTATCTTCTTGCCGATCTCTTCACCGCCCGCACCGAGGCCCGGTATCTTTCCGGCATAGAGCTTTTCTCCGACGGCATCCCAGTCGATCTTCTCCGGATCCGTCTCGCCGAGCTCCTTCATCACGCCCTCGAGACGGTTCTCGAATGCCTCGCTGTCTATGTCGCGGAAGTGATACATCTGGTTGAGCACCTCGAGCTGGAACTGCCCGATCGGCTTGAGCCACTTCGAATTGAAGAGCCGCGCCGCCTGTCCGGTGCCCCTGTCCGCAAAGTTCTTGATGAGGAAGTTGTCCGTGCGCTTGATCGCTTCTTCCTCGCTCATCCCCTTCGCCATGCAGCTGTCATAGTACGCACGGCCCATGGACTCCTTCGCAAACCGGTCGACCATGCCGAAGAACCCGTATAGGATCTTGCCCTGCGCGGTCTTCGCCTTGCCCTCACCGAAGACCCGGATGTTCTCCGAATCTCCGAACGCGCGATTCAGGTACGGGATCTTATGGATGAATCCGTCGTACCCTTTCTCCTCGTCGTAGCCGGTCGAGAGACCCTGCGCGATCTGATGGCCTGCGGCTTCCAGGGATCTCCGCGGATCCAGATGCGCCGCGCCCGTCATCCAGCTCACCATGTTGGAGAGGCCGGATCCGACGTTGCCGGCTACGCTCGCGCCCGAGAACGCGCTTGCCCATTTCTGCGTGAGCTGGTAGATCTCGCGCCCGAAGTAGCCTTCCGCGTCTCTGTCGAGGTCCGCCTTTTTGTTCGCGAACTGGTTCGCGTACTCATGCAGCCAGTCGACGAACGCAGAGTTCCTTGTGTCACTGCGGGTGGCATGCTTGCGGAGTCCGTTCTCCAGCTGCCTCAGCCGCTGGATCACCGGTGTCTTGTAGATCTGATCGCCTGCGCCTTCCACATATCCGTCGAATCCGCGGATCGCGTCGTACTCCGTCTGTCCGCCAAGCCGCTGCAGAAGGAAGGATGCCCACGGCTGCCCGGGCTTGAAGTTCTTCGTGAGCCCGTTGATGCTCGTCGGAAGCGTCGATGCCTGCAGGAACTGTGCGAACCCGGCCATGCCGGTCTCCTGCCGTCCGATGTGCGGGAAGTAGTTCTCGATGTGCCCGATCGGCTTGTAACCGTTCTCCACGCGGATCTGGTTGATCTGCTCGAACGCTTGGTCATAGTACGTACGCAGCGCGTCCTTCGTGGCCGTGACGGCTTCCAGGTTGAGGCCCTGCCCCTTGCCGGCGGCGATGTCCGCGATCACTGTACCGTTCGCGTCACTTACCCGCACGCCACCTCCGTCGCGGTCGACGATCAGTGTGCCGTCGATGCCGACAGGCTGCTGCGTGCTCTTCGCACCGAAGATTCCGCCGGACGGATACACATAGGTCTTCTGGCTGTCGCTGAACGCCTTCAACCGCATGGCCTTGTTCTTCCCGTGCCCAGCGATCTCGAACACGAACACGCCGTCCATGCCCTCGACCACCATGTGCTTTCCGTCGTGCACTGCGTTCGCGAGCTGGTCCTCTGTGCAGACGCCCTCGCCGAGGAGCTGCACCGCCGCCGAGTCGAACGGGCTCGTCTTACCGTGGCCTTCCCAGGCCTCCAGGACCTTCGCGCGGGATTCCGCCACATAGGTCGTCCTGTCGGACATCTGCTTGTTGCCGTACTCGTAGTACGTGTCCGTCAGGGTCTTCCGGTCGTTGTAGATCCTGGCGTTCTCCTCATTGGAGTTCCTGCCGGAGTACTTGCCCGCTACGTTCTCAAATACGCGGATCGGGGAAGACAGCGTCGTCGGCAGCGCGTGCTGCGGCCGGAAGTGATCCGACCGGTCAAGGATCGTCCGGAATGCCGGCTCATTGATGCGGCCGCCGACGTCCAGTCCGTTCCTCAGTCGCATGCCGTTCAGCTGGCGCGCCACTTCGAAGTCATACGTGGCACCTGTACTCCGGCACTCCTCAAAGTAGTTGAGGGCGGTCATGCCGCGCTGGTACAAGCGGTGCGCTGTACGCAGCTGCTGCTCGCGTCTCTCTGCGCGGTTAACGGCTCTGTCTACGCTTTCCTGCCTCGATCTGTTCGTCTCTTCGTCGCCGGCGATCTCCGCTTCCGCGGCGAGCTCCTCGTCCGACAGCGGGATCGGCTGCGCGCGCTCTGCGTCATTCTCCATCCCGTTGATCTCGTCCATCGTCGGGATCTCCGGGTTCAGTTCCTCCGGTCCCGCGGGGATCGGCTCGCCTTCAGGTTCCGCTTCGCCTTCCTGCGTCCAGCTTTCTCCGTTGTTGCCATTGGGTTCCACATCATAGATCGGGATCTGCTCGTCGAGAGTGCTGACGTCCTGCGGACCGGTTTGTGACTCTCTTCCAAATACATTGGAACTATTCTTGACTTCGCCACCATCATCTGCTATATTTGAATTAACAAACGGTGACGGGCGCGTGGCTGTTTCGGACGTTGAGACGGGGGCCGCGAAGGCATCTGCCCTGCGTGACGATCCGTTTGTTTTTGTTTTCCAGATCGTTTTTGTGAATATATGCCCTTTTTTCGCTCCGATAATTGCTACATATGTTGTTCCGTTTTCTCTTTGCTGAATCAGTTTTATACTGACTTCGCCGTCTTTTTTGTTCGTTATTACAATTCTGTCATAATCTTCGAACAAATCAACAAGAGCTCCAATATCCTGTGGAGTCAACGCTTGGTTCCCGTTCTCTGGTCCATGCTTGAATCCATGTCGGATTCCATCTGCTGTGATTTCGTTTTCAAAGCCTGTTACGTCAATACCCCTGTCAGATAAATCCCTTGCAAGCTTTGAATCCGCTTTCACTTTACCAAGACTGATTACATCTGTTTTTTCCCCTCCGCTTGTTTCATATTCAGCAAACTGTACTAGAATATCCCTCTGCTGATCTGCTGTATAATCGCTGATCGATTTCGGGAAGCCTGAGTTGTCAAGTGATGGATGTATTGCTTTCCCGGAAAGCACTCCAGTACCGTACTTCACTTCACCAGTACCAGCACCACTTTCATCCATCTCACCATATGCCGTGCTTTCATCTCCGGTGTATTCCGCCTCCGGATCAGACGCCAGCACTTCGGCTACTGCATTCTTCAGAGCATAGAGATCCTCTTCCGTTGCACCGAGCTGACGAAGCAGATCAAGTCCGTGCGTGTCCCCCTCGATAGCGCTCTCCATGAACGCGCCGAAGACGTCACAGGCAAACTCCTCTTCGCCCCCGGCAGTATCCACGGCGATCGCGTTCTGCGCCTGCCGCAAAGACATGTACGCGTTGAACACGGACGCGGGGATCTTCCCCTCTTTGATCAATCCTCTGACAGCATTGATCACAGCCGGCATGTTGTGCGCGTGCTCATGCGCAGCGTTATAGACCAGATCTTTCCCGGCTTTCGCGTAAGTCCTGCCTGTTCCTTTGATCGTTGCACCTGCAGGCACGTTCGCGTCGTCGCTCTCGATCACGACCGTCCGCCCCATGCCGGTGATGCTGGAAAGCATATCGAGCGCTGACCTAACCTGCGAGCGCACCGTCTGTGCCACGCGGATCGCTCCGTTTGCTACAGGCCGTCCTTTGCTGACAAGATCCTGCTCGATCCTCCGGAGATCACTCTCCTGCTCCTGTGTCGCAGGCTCCTGCGCTATCTCTTTCTCGGCTGCTTCCGTGCCCGGTTCTGCAAGGCTTCCCTCAGCTGCCTGCCCCACTCCAGATGCGTCGGATCCGTTTCCTTCCTGTGCGGTGTATCCGGGAACGCCTTCTCCAGCACGCTCTCCTGCCAGATCTCCGCTTTCGGTTCCTGCTTCTGTTCCATTGATGACCTCCTGTTCTTCAGCTGCCTGTACCTGTCCGGCGGCCTCCGCTTCGGCGCGGTCCGCTTCGATCTGCCTGCGCTCCTCGCCGGCGGTGCCGGGGCCCTGCTCCTGTGCGGGCGCGGGTGCCGGCGCCGCTTCGGACGTGCCGTCCGCTTCCGCGATCATCCTGTCCTGCAGCTCCTCGGTGCCGGGCATTGTCTCCTGCACGTGGTCAGCCGCGGCGCTCACGTCGTTCTGACGCGCGTCCGCTCGCACAGCCGATTCCGCGTCACGGGTCTGCGCCTTCGCTTCCTCGTTCGCGTAGCTCTCCGTGTACGCCTGCATCGCGCCGTTGATCTTCCGGAGGAGCTCCGCGTGCTTCGTGAGGTCGTGCTCGGCCAGAGCCGCGCGCGCCTCCTCCTGCAGGCCGGCGAGATCCCCGAGCATGCGCTCGAGCCTGCCCTTCGCCTCCGTCGCCAGCTGCGTGTTCTTCGCGCGGTCGGCGTCGGACTCCAGGCTCTTCGAGTGCACCATCTGCTGGAACTCCGCGATGGAGTTCTTCGTCTGCGCGGTGACCCAGCCTTCCGGCTGATGCGCGAGATCCTGCAGCATGCCGTTGATCCGGTCGGACTCGCTGTCGCTCATCCCGATCCGCGCCATGTCGACGTTCGCCTTCGCGACCGCCGTCGCCGTGATCGCGCGCCCCTCGCTGAGCGCGGACTCGTACGCCTGCGTCGCCTTCGCGCCCGCCACGATCCGGGAGATGGGGCCCTTCTTGCCGGAGGACTTCCCCGCCTGGTAGTAGTCGAGCGCCAGCGTGCCGCCGCCCATCAGGCCGCCGGAGAACGCGCCGCCCGCGAAGTCCATGCCGCCTTCCTTCATGAGGTCCCAGACGGTGTGCCAGAACGCGCCGCCCTTGTCGCCGCCGTTCTCGCTCAGGTATCCGTTGTACAGCTCCGCGACGTGCGACTGGTCCGCCATGATCAGCGCGTCCGCCGTGGTGTTGATGATGAAGGAGCCGAGCTCCTCCGAGCCTTCCGACAGCATCTGCTTGCCGAGGGACGAGAGCGTCCCGAGCAGGGTGCCGTCGGCCTTCATGTTCATGAGGCCCTCAAAGGAGACCTTCTCGGTGATGTACTCCGCGAAGGCCGCGATCCCGCCGAGCGCAAGCGCCTGCCCCTGGGAACCGCCGCTGTCGATGACCTCCTGGATCTGGTCGCCCGCGACGTCGAGGCCCATCATGAGCAGGCCCATCTCACCGTAGGTCAGGTTCCGCACCGTGTTCTTCACCACGCCCACGCCGTTCTCGTACAGCCATCCCCAGAAGGGGCCGTACTTCTCGTTCAGCGCGTTCGCAGTGGAGCCGATCGCTTCCCGGTCGTAGGTCGTCGTGCGGAAGATCGGGTCGTCCGGCTTGACGCCTTCGCCGATCCCGGCAGCGGCCAGCCCGGACTTCGCGAGCGCAGCCGCGCCCTCCATCGCTCCCGTGCCGGTCGCCTCGTGCGCGATCGAGAGGAGCGTGCCGAGCCATGGGCCGTCCTTGTTCGCTCTTGCTTTGGTGACCGCGCTCTGCCTCGCCCGCAGTTTGTCCTCGATGCCGTGGTAGAACTCCATCGCGGCGGCCGGGTCCTTCGCGACCATGCGGTCGAACATCGCCGCCTCGTCGCTCGTCATGACAGAGCACAGCGAGTACTCGTCGGTCAGGTTGTTGCCGCCCGGCATCGTATTCTGCAGGCTCTGTTCCGCGAAACCGACGGCGCCGTGCAGGCGCCTGTAGATCTCGTACGCGTCCTCCGCGTCGCCGCCCTGCCTTGCGCCCTTCTTCAGAGCCTTCAGCAGCGCCGGGTCCTCGTCATGATCGTCTCGCCGGACGTAGTACCCAGTCACCGCCTTGTCATATCGGTCGCCGATGGCCTCGATCTCCTCGTCGGAGACCCCCTCGAAGGGATCTCCCTCGAAGGCCTTCGCCTTCGGGTGATCACGCTCGTCGGCTTCGGCTTCGGCCTGCGCCCTTGTCTCTTCCTTGATGCGTGTGCGGTCGATGCCGCTCACGCCATCCGTCGTACCGAACACATAGTCGAGAGCGACCTGGTCGAGCTCGGTCGGGTAGTCCTGGTCGAGCTCCTCCCGCGTCCATCCGTCCAGCATCTTGCTGACGAACATCTCCACGGTCGGCTGCCACGCCTCGTCCTGCATCCAGCGCTGCTCTCGGACCTTCCTGTCCTGATCGTCCCCGGCTTCCGCTTCGGCGAGCATCTGCTTCTCCAGCTCGCCCGCGCGCCAGTCGATCCAGAGCTGCCGCTGCCGGTCCGTCCTGAACGGCTGCCCGTTCGTGCTCCGGTTGTGCTCGTCCTCGTGCGCGTACTGCTCCAGCTCCAGCTCGAACTGCGTGCGCTCCTCCGGGGTCATCTCGATCTCGCCGTCGCCCAGGATGAAGTCGAGGATCTCCTCGGCGGTCATGCCCTGCTTCGTGCCTTCCGCGACGAGACCGCGGAGCTCCGCTTCGTCCGAGAAGTCTCCGAGCGAGTACGGCTCTTCGTCTTCTTCCTCCGCCGCATTTGGATCCAGTGCGCGGATCGGGCCTTGCCTGTCTCTGCGGACCTGAGGCCCGACGTTCCTGCCGGAGGATGCGAGCGTCGTGCGCTCCGCTTCCCCGACGGGCGCCGTGCCGATCGGCGTGCGCTCCGCCGTGCCCGGGTTCCTGTCCACGAGGTCCGTGCGTTCCCCTTCTCCGGGCGTGCCGGCCAGAAGGATCTTCTCACCGCCGCCCGTGTCCGTACCGATCGGCGCCCATTCCGCTTCGTCCTCTCCGACGCGGAAGACGGCGTCTCTCACGCCGGCATCCTGTGCCGGAGCTTCCGCCACCGGAGCGGCCGGCTGTTCCTGCGCTGCCTGCGCGGCGGCCGCCTCCGCCTGCTTCCTGCGCTGCTCCACCTCTTCGGCGTACTGCTGATAGAGTTGCTGGAAGTAGTCGCCCTGTGTGGAGGGAAGTCCCTGCCCGTACAGCCACCGGTCGAACTCGGTGCCGCCCTCGTAGAACTTCTCCTTGTTCTTCGGCATCATGCCGGCGGCCTGCCGCTCGCGGTCCTCGTCGTCGTCGCCGTACTTCCAGGACGCGCGGTAGCCTTCCTGCATCGCGGAGAGCACCTCGGGATCGAGGCCGTTGATCGTGTCCTGCAGCTCCATCGACGGGTTTTTCCCGGAGGAGATCCCGTTGTTGTAGTCGCGGATCGTCCGCCACGTGTCGAGCGCGTCCTGATCCGCCCACGTCCCGAAGCCGTCGGAGTGCTTCCCCGTCTGCTTCCAGGTGTTGTAGTCGTCCTCGTATCGGTTGAAGGTCGCGCCGTCCATGGCGTAGTACCTGTCGCCGATCAGCGCCGCGCGGGTGCCGTTCGACTTCCGGTCGCGGATCTGCCGCCACGTGTCGAGCCCCGCCTGCGTGCCCCACGAGCCGAAGTCGTCCGTGTGCCTGCCGGTCTTCTGCCAGGTGTCGTAGTCGTTCTCGTACTTCTTGTAGTCGCTCCAGCTGATGCCGGAGGAGCCGCCCGAACGCGAAGAAGAGCCACCCGCTGCGGTGGCTCTGTCACGCTTCTCTTCGTATGGCTGCACAGGAGAGGAAACGGTCTTCTTGCTCTCCTTCTTGATGTCGTCCTTGAGCGATGCCAACCGGCTTCACCCCCCCTCTCTTGTGCTCAGTACAGCTTTGTCCGCGGGTTCGTCCCGCTCGTTGGTTTCTTACGGTACAGGCTGTCCATCGTTGCCGTCTTCTTGTCTGCGCTCTTGCTCGACTGGATCGTGCTCATCCCCGGCATCGAGCTCTTCGTGTTCGCCGCGTCCGTCGCCGCGTTCTTGTCGTCGCCGAGGCCGTAGTTCGGATCGGTGGTCGCACCGTCGTCCATGAGGCCAAGCGTAAGGTCGATCCTGCGCCGGGAGCTCCCGCCGCCACCGCCGCCGCCGTATCCGCCGCCACCGCCGCCGCTGCTCTTGCCCGCGTCCTCCTCGGTCTTCCAGCGGTCGTACATGTTGCCCGCGATGCCCTGCGCCATGCTCATCAGGTTCATCCGGTTCTGGTCGCGCTGGTTGATCTGGTTGAGGAGCGCGTCATACAGCGCGCTGGAGTAGTTAGAGTTCAGCGTCGCGATGTCCGCCGCCTCGTTCGTCTTCTGCCGGTTCTTCGCGTCGGTCACCCAGGTCGACGTGCCCATGCCCCTCGACGCCGCGTCCGTGTCGATCGCCGCGTTGGACTGGCCCGTCTGCTGCTGCCTGCGCGCGATCGCCTGGTCGTAGCTCGGCTTGATCAGCTTCGTCAGGTAGTTCTTCAGCTGGCTGTCGCTCCGCTCCGGTCCCTGGTCGCCCTGCAGCTGCGTCAGCACCTGCTGGTAGTAACGGTTGTAACGCTCCATTCCCGGATTGGACGCTGCCGCTGTCGCTTCCGCCATCGTGTTCACTCCTTCCTTCCGTTCGTTATGACCCGCCCACAAGGTTGCGGAGGGTCTGCACCGTGCTCCGGAGCGAGGCGTTCTCGCTCTGCAGCTCGGTCACCGCCGAGTACAGGCGGTTGATGTTCTGGTTGAGGTTCTCCTCGTTCTGCACGATCCCGGTGTCGTAGTCCTCGTCCGGGACCTCGCCCTGCCGCTTCGGCAGGTAGATCGGCTTCATCGGTTCAAGGGTTGCCATCTTCTTCTCCTACTCATTGCTCTTGCCGTTGTACAGGATCTCGACGCCGCCCAGGATCTTCCACCAGGAGCCGGCCTCGTTCTCGAAGACGTAGTGGAAGGTGCGGCCCTCGTTGTGGAGCGCCACCTCCTTGACCTCCTCGTCGTTCGACGGCAGGATCATGTCCATGCTGTTCCGGTTCTTGCCGGAATACTCCGTGATGCTGATCGCGTGGTCCACGCCGCCCGACCGTCCGCGCATGATCATCTTCCGCGGTTCCTTGATGACCGCCTTCGCGCCGAGGTCCGTGATCGGGGTTCGCCAGTACGCCTCGATGGGCGCGCCGTCGTAGTCCGTGCCGCCCACCTTGCACACGTAGCGGTTCCCGTTGATCAGGTAGATCTCGCCGTCCCGGGTGCACAGGTCCACGATGGAGAAGCCGTTCCGCTTCATCCACACGTTCTCCGTCATGTCGTAGTAGACCACGGTATCGTCCGCACCGGTTCCGCTCGCCATCCGCATCGTGAAGTACAGCTTGTCGCGGCACTCCACGCCCTTCGAGTGCGTGAGGTTCGCCGCGCGCAGCGTGTTCCGCACCTGCCGGCTCCTCGGATGGAGCAGCGCCTGCTGGCCGTTGTAGTAGTACATGCCCGCGCGCGTCAGCCAGTACGGCACGTCCCCGTGGGAGATCCGATTCGTGTTCGTCATCTTCTCGACCCCGCTGTTGATCTGCAGGATCTGGAAGTTGCTGGGATTGCTCCCGATGAGGCGGTAGATGCCACTCTCCTTGTGGATGATCAGCTGGTTGCTGAGCGCGGTGAGGCCCACGATCGGATCGTTGTTCGTCGGCCCGACCTCCGTGTGCCCGCCCGAAGCGGACTCGCTGAAATCGTCCATGCTCCAGTTCTCGATCGTCTTGACGTCGCCCGGTGGCTGGCTCCAGTACAGCCGCGAAGGATGCGCCGGATCTCCCGCCGCGAACAGCCGGTTGTAGTACAGCTCGATGTAGCCCACCGCGATGTCCGAGATGCCGCCGCGGATCTTCACCTCGTCGCCCACGTTCACCTTGTCGGTGATCTCCTTGAAGGTGACCTTCGTCCGCGCGTTGTCGATGTCCGAGACCGGGTACGTGACCTCCGCGATGTACACGCCCACGCCCTTCGCCCAGTCGACCCAGTCCGCGTCGATGGCAGCGGACAGCGTGGCGTCCGTGTAGCCCCAGTCCTCCGCGAGGACCTCCGCGTCCGTGGTGCTGGTCGTCTTGATCACCGCCACGTCGCCGCCGACCCACTCCGGCACATAGTCGAGGGTGTGCGTGTTGCCGCCCGCAACCACCTTCGCAGTCTTCACGCTGTTCGTGATCACCTGAGGGACCGTGAACGCGATCTTCTGATCGGCCGTGTAGGTGTAGCTGCCGAAGGTCAGCGTGAAGGTGCCGACCGTGCCGCTCTCCGTGTAGGAGACAGAGGTCGCCTTCGGGAAGGCCGCCGTCAGCGCCGTGATGGTACAGGGCGTGTCCCCGTCGCCGTAGACCCACTCGCCCGATCCGAACGCCTCCGCGGTTCCGGTGCCGCTCCACTTCGCCATCTGCGTCACGCCGTTCGCGATGATCAGGTAGTCCTGATTCCCGATCCGGCTCTCCAGGAAGTCCCAGTCCGCGCCGTCCAGCGTCTTGCCCGCGGGGATCGTGGAGGTGAAGTCGTAGATCTCATCCCACGCCGCGGGGTTCGCGCCGGCGTTCCACCAGTACGCTTTGTTGCCCGCGATCACCACGAACTTGTCCGTGCCGCCGTCGTGCCAGAGGTACATCCTCCGGATCTCGCCCGTGCCGGGCACAGCCGTTCCGATGTGCTTTGAAAACCCGCGCCCGACGGCCAGGTCGCCGCCCTCGGTGTCCATGTTCCACGCCTCCGGAGACCAGCCGGGTTCCAGCGTGTTCTCGCTGCGCCCCTCGTCGATGCCGAGGAACGCCGGGATCTGATAGGTGGATGCCATGTCAGACCACCTCTCAATACTTGTTCACGATGCCGTAGAACTCCGGCTCGCCGTATTCCTTCTGCGCCTTGATCTTCCCGCGCTCGTACAGCTCGTAGAACTGCTGGCTCCTCGACTGCGTGGTGATGTCGTTGGTCGTGATGTCCTTCCCGCAGACGTAGTTCACCAGCAGCGAGTGCAGGCGCTCCGGGATGCCCGGCTCGTCCGTGTCGTTGGTCATCTGGTTCGGAAGGTACCTGTACTCGATCTCGACCGTGCCGGTCGCCGGCACCCGGATCTCGAACGTGGACGGCCCGCGCCCGAAGGGCACGACCTTCCCACCCTGCGTGATCCGGATCACCTTCAGGCATTCGTACGGCAGGTCGCTCTTGATGTCGAGCAGGCCGTCGTCCCCCAGGTCGATCGTGTCCGTCCTCCGGAGCCGGAGCGCACCGGCGAGGTCCGCGAGGCCCTCGTTCGTGAGCTGCGTGAACTTGTCGCGCCACTCGTGCACGACCTGCGCGTCGCTCGTCTTCCCCTGCTGCTCCAGCGCGGAGGAGATGATCTCCAGTAACGTCATTGTTTTTCACCTCCGGCAGGGCCCAGCCCATGCTTGACCCTGTCTCTTTCCTCGGCCCGCTTGGCGTCGTTCCACTTCTCCATGGTCCCGACGAGGTAGCCGGTGATCCTGCGGATCCGCTGGAACGGGACGCCGAGGCCGTACCTCTGCGCCTTGCTCATCGACGGCCGCTCCTTCTGCGCTTCCACTCGTCGACGATCTTCTCCTGCGCCGCAGCCTTCACCTGCTCCTTCTCCGTCGGCTTCCCGTACGGATCGAGACGGTCACGCTCGCGGATGAGCGCGCCTTCCTCGGCGTTGAAGCCGGGCATGCCCTCGTCCGCTTCCGTGAACTGCTCGGAGAAGGTCTTCGAGCCATGCCCGCCCATCGGGACATAGTGTTCGCCGCTCCTGGACTCCCGATACGGGTTGTCCTCCTCGAGCATGCTCGCGGCATAGCCGGCGCGCTTTCCTCCGAGGAGCAATGCGAGCTGCTGCTTCAGCTTCTCCTCGTCCATCGGTTCGGCGCCAGCCTTCACGGGGCGTTCCTCCTCGACGGAGATCCTCCGCACCGCGGTCTCGGGTTTCTCAGCGCCGCCGTCGATGTCGGCCCAGTAGCCGTGCTGCGCCGTCGACTCGCTGTGCCTGGAGGGGCCGCTCCTGCGCGGCTGCTCCTTCGGCTGCTGCTTCGGCTGCTCCTCTTCCTCTTCCCGCGCGGCACTGCGCCCGTAGGTCGGCGCGTCGCTCTTCAGCGGGATCTTATAAGGCAGACTCATGTTCCGCCCTCCTTCTCAAATCAAAGTGTGCCCATGCTCCTGTTGGCATTTGCCGCGGCGAACTTCTCCGCCTTCTCGAGCGTCTCATACCGGCTCTTCACGAGCTTGTACACGTCGACCGGAGCTTCCTGCTCGACGCCGACCGCGTACTCCCAGACGGTCCCGTTCAGCTTCACACGGATCTTACGGTCCCCGCTCCTGTCCGGCATGACCGTGAACTTCACACGCGGCTGCGCGCGCAGCTTCGTCATGGTGTCCAGTGCCTCCGCGGCCATCTGGGTCTCGCTGATATGACGGACTTCCTGCTCTTCTGTTTTCTTCTTGGTAGCCATTTTGTTCTTCTCCTTTGCGAATGATGATATGCACGACGAAGGGAGAGCCGAAGCTCTCCCCTCCTGTGTGTTGATTTGAAGTCTCCCGCTACTTAAGTAGTCGGAGACAGTTACTTAAGTTGCCGCCGTTACGCGGTGACCCCGTGCTCGATCCTGACCAGCCAGTCGTCGTTCAGAATCAGGGCGGTGTAAGCCTTGACCTTCGCGCCGTAGGTCGCGCGCTGGTTGAGCGGATCGTTCCCGTTCTCACCGAGCCCCTTGATGATGGACTCGATCGCACCGGAGCCCTCGATGTCCACGGTGCCGTAGGCGTCGCGGCCGAAGACCAGAGCGGCGTGGATGTCCGGAGC